CATTCTTTTTAGATTGTTCCATATTTTTGCCAAACATAGCATTTATAAAATAAGCAAAATAAGCAACAACTTGTGCTAATGCATTCATCAATGTATTTAATGCTGGCAATATTGCTTCATATATTGGCTGAAAAGCAACTGCTAAACCAACTTTGATTTGATTCAATGACTTAACAAAAGCATCGTTACTCATCAATAAACCACCAAAATAATTTTTTAATTTTGTTAAACTACTTCTCAATACATTGAAAACTAAAACTGCTACTGCTAATCTTTTAACTCTATCACTAAATCTATTTACTGCATCTCCAACTTTTGATGTTTCACTTTTTATTCCTCTAATATTTTCAGTTGTTTCTTGCCCCATTGATATATCTAAATTATTTTTTAATGCTTCTGCTTTTTGAGTAGTTGTATTTATTGCATTTGCTAATTTTACTGCTTCATCACTTGTTTCTGGATTCATTCTTATATTTTCTATTTTTGTTGCTAAATTTTCTACTGCACTTCCTACATTCATCAATTTAATATCTAATTCTGTCATACCATCTGTTGTTTCAAAACCTGCTTGCCCTTGTAATTTTCTATATTGTTCTTCTAATAATACTAATTGCTTTTCTAATGCTATTAAAGATTTAGGTGTTGTTTCTCCACTTACCATTCTATTATATTCATCACTTAATCTTTGTAATTTATTTGTTTCTTCTTCTAATGCTATGCTTTGTTTTTGAATCTTAACTGTTAACTTATCAACATTTCCACCATCAAAAGCATTTTTTATTTCTCCACTTGTTTTTGCAATTGTATTATTAAACTTTTCTAGACTTTTATTTACTGTTGAAACACCTTTGTTTATTCCAGAATTGTCAATTTTCGTATGTAAAATTATCTCATTCTCCACTATTAACCTCCTCCCCTCTTAATTTTTTTAATATATTTAATGCTTCATTATCACTTGGCATATTTATTAAATCTTGGTTTTCATTAACAAAATCTTGCTCATATTTTTCTAATTTCTTTCCTTTTTTTATTTTGTTTCTAATTGAAACTATATTTGAAAAAGAACATTCCCCAATTTCTAAAAAATAACCCATAAAAGTCCACCAATGCATATACTCTTCTGCTCTTATATCTTTACCAAATGCTTTGTTAATTGGTGCTACTATAAATTGAAAATCTTTATTCCAATCAAAAACTTTTTCATCTTTTCTATTGCCCATATTCATACCACAATTTAAAAACCACGAAACCTGTTTCATCGCTGATTCATAATCATTTATTGTTTCATAATCTATAAACAATATTTCTAGGGCTATTAACCACTTTTCTGTTTCACTTAACATATTATCATTGAATGCACTGAAAATATCTAAAACCACCCTATAATCAGTTCTAATATCATATTCTTTTTCATTTATAATTAAACTTTTAGGCAAATCATACATTCTATCGCTCCCTTTTAATAAAAAAGCAAGTATAAAAAAACCTATACTTGCTCTCTAATGCTATTTCTTCCTATACTTCGCAGTATATTTTGCTGTTCTTTTTTCTGTTTCTTTCATATTTTCTTTTATTTTTTTCTCTATAATAGGGAAAACTGCCTCTAAAAATACTTCAAAAAACAATTTTCCTCTTACTGATGCCATCGGGCTTTTATTTCCAAAAACTGAATCACTAATTGGAGAATCAAAAATATAATCAATTTGTTCTTTAATAACTTTATTTATTTTGTTTACAACTTTAATCATATCATAATCAATAGGCTTACCTGCATTATCTAACTCTACTTCCTCACTTATTTCTAATTGAATTTTACATATTTTTTCTTTTGCTTTTTCAAATCTACTTAAAATATTAAAATCAACAGGATTAAAACTTATTACACCATATAATTCTTTTGTTGTTGCATCTCTTAATGCAAATTTTATTTGCCCTGTGTCAATAACAATTTCTTCAATTTTTTTTAATTCTTCCATAATAATTCTCCTTTTCTAATTAAGCACTAACTGCTTCTGTAAATACTATTGTTTCTGCTGGGTATAAAGCATTAACTGTTCCTAATGTTTTATTTCCACTTAAATTGATAACAAAAGGCATATCAACTCTTGAACTACCACCAATTGAATTAGGTATAATTGTACAACCTGTTTCTAAATCTGCTTCGTATGCTCCTGCTGTGCCTAAAAAACCATAAACAATTAAAACTTCAAATTGTGAATATTCTGCTAATGCCCCTCTACGATAAATATCTAACATAATTTCTGATAATTTTGCTCCCATTCTTAATGTGTTAGGGTCAATTGATTGTGATACTTCCATTTTATTAACATCAGTATAAGTGATGCCTAAAATATCTGTAATTGTTGAAATATCAGGATTAAGTTCTAATGAACTTTCTTCTGTTTTAATTCCTTGTGCTTCCCACACTTTTGCTTCGCTTGTTCCTACATTAACATAAGTTACCATCATTTTTCTTAATACTTCACCTGTACCTGTAATTTCTGGAACTGCGAATTTTTGAATATTTAATTTCATTTTTTTCCTCCTTTTTTATGCTGAAACTACTGTTTCATATTTTTTTAAATATTTAATGTGAATCTGTACTTGGTATATATCTATTGCTTCATCTTCTGTTCCACTATACCATCTACCATTATCTGCCCACATTCTTTCTGTTTCAGGTTCATCTCCTAATTTTGGACATAAACCTAAAAAGTTCTGTTCTTCAACCCATTCTTCTAAATTGAATAATAAATTAGAAATTGTTGTTGACTTAATATCATCATCTTTCATTCTACTTAATAACAACACAAAATTTGCTTGCTTTTCTAAATAGACATTTCCTAAAATATCATACCTTGGTGTAGGTTGAGGTGTCCCTCTATATTCTAATGCATTTGCTTCACTTATTGAATTGACAAATCTTAATTCTCCAACATTGAATCCTATCTCTTCAAAATATGGGAAATCTTGAAAAAAACTAATAATTGGTGTTACTATATCTTTCATTTATTCCCCCCTCTTTAATAATTCTTTGACTTTTCTATTCATTAAATCAACCAATTCTTGCTCATTATCTTCTATATACCTATCAAACCATTTACCACCACGGAATCCTGTTTGATTACTATAATTTTTGAACTCTACTATTCCATTTTTTGTTTTTATATAACCTTGATATTGTGGCAATACATAAGTACCTTTAAATATTATTTCACCATTTTCTATATTTGTATGCCTTAATGCATAATCTAACATATTTCCTGTATCATAAGGTACATAAATTGTTAAACCATTCATTACTGTTGTTGTTAATTCTGCTTGTAAATTACCATTATCTTTAAATACTTCATTGAAATTATTTGCGAACTTAGGCGACCATCTTATTTCTAATGTCCCATTTTCATATTTTTTAGTTATGTTTTTTAACATCTTACTTTTAAATGCCACAATCCTAGGCTTCCATAAAAAGCCTCATTAACTTCTTTTACTTTTCTATGCTCTGGGTATTTAATCATAAAATCTTTAATTTTTAAGGACATTTCTTCTTTTGTTAAATCTCCAAATGTATAAGGACAAGTGCCTAACACTATCATTGTCTGCCTACCACTAACTGAATTATCAAATGTAAACTTACCTGTGATACTGCTTAATTTGTGCCATTCATTTTTTGAAATATAATTGCTATAATAATTTACCATCATTATAATATTTTCTTTTACTTCATTACCTGTTGTTTTTTGAATCTCAATTGAATTATCACGATAATAAACATCATCTAATACTGTTCTTACAAATGTTTGCTTACCATTGATATATTCATAAAAATTATAAATAGTTATTGTAGTCTTTGCTACATTCTTTGGTAAACTCATTTTTAACCTCTAAATAAAAGAAATGTTAATGCCAATCTTTCTCTAATAATTTTTTTCTTATCAATATCTAATTTTAATTCCATTTCTTTTTTCTCTTGTTCGGTTATATAAGTTATTGAATAACCATCTACACTTTCGCTTTTAATTCCAACTGTATTAACATTTGCTATTTGATCATTATAATTTTTTTGTTTATCAACTAATTCACATATACAATAATTTATTTTATCTAAATCTGCTTCTGATAATGAATCTTGTACATCTTCATCTGCTAATTTATAAAATGTTGAAATATCTAAATATCTACTTTCTTTTTCTGCTAACAAATCAAATTCTGCTTCTTCTGTAATTAAAGTTCCTTTATAGGTGTCTGTATAATAATCAAAATCTGTGTACATCTTACTCACCTCTTTCTTTTAAAATAGGGAGGTCTTTGCCTCCCTACATTATGCTGTTTCTACTTCTGTTGTAGCAAAATCTACTATTTTAGCATGTAATCTTTCTGAACTATAATCTAATCCTAATTCTCCATATATTTGTCCATTTTCACTAGCACCAACTTTGGCTAATGATTCATAGAATAATACACCTAATTCTTCCCCATTTTCATTGAAATAAGGTTTTTCTGCTATTGCAATTTCACCCATGTTAGCGAATAATAATGTTCCAGATGGTATTTTAGAATCCCAATTTATTGGTAAAACACCAAATTGAGTTAATACTTCACTATAAGCAACACCACCTTGTGTTCTTGATGCTGGTAAAGTGCTACCTGCAACCCCTGTATAAACATCTGTGATAACATCTAAATCTGCTGGGTTTGCCCATATTTCCATTGCTCCAACATTTGCTCCATTACTAATTGCTTTTACTAATAAATCATTAACCATTTTTTTAGTTAATTCTGCTCCATTAGCATCTTCAACATTTGAAGTTATTGCATTTAATAATCCTCTTGTTTTAGGTGCAATACTTGTTGACCCTTTTGTATATTGATATGCTCCATTTAATGCTGTATAATTCAAATCTAATTTTATTTGTGCAATTTGTTTACCTATTTGAAAATCTAACTCATTAGCAACACCATTAACTGCATTTGCATTGTTAACACCTGCTAAAGCATCTCTATTTGATTGTTTCATATAAGAAACTGAAACTGCTTTTTGAAATATTTGTGCAACATTATATTCTTGTGTTCTTTCTACTGTTGTTGCAGTTGGTGCTTCTAATGAAGCCTCTTCACTGATTGCTGGTTGTGTTGGGTCTGCTAATTCATACCCACTTGATAAAACAAATTCTGTTGAATAAACAGTTGTCTTACCACCATTTTTTCCTCTGCTATAAATAGCATCTAAAAATCTTGTTGTTTCATCTGTTTTTGCATATAACATTCCAGAATAATTAACTGTATCTGTTAATGCAATTGCAAATTTTTGAATATTTAATTTCATTTTTTCCTCCTTAAATTATTTTAACCCCTTTTTCTTGGGCTACTCTTGTTAATCGTGCCATCTCTGTTGTATTTTTGTTTTCTTTTGCTTTATCATAAGATTGTTTGATAATATCTGCTTCTGTTGGTGTTATAGTTGCTTTACCTGCCCCACTATACATTGGTGGTGGTGTTTCATCTTTTTCATCTTTAATAACAAAAGCCTTTGGTTGTTGTGTTTGCAATTCTTTGATTGCATCTTCAACACCTAACAACTTACCATTATCATATTTTAAATCTTTTGATAATAAATCATCCATAATTCCTTTTTTTGCATATTCAGAACTAAACTCTAAACCATTAGCACTAAAACTTTCTTTTAACACATCAATATAATCTCTTTTTGATAATTCTTTTTTGTAATTATTTTCTGCTTCTTCAAATTTACTTTTATAATCATCTGCATTCTTTTTGATTGTTTCAATATCTAGGGATTTATAACTTTCAATTTCTTTGTTTGCTGTTTCAATTAAATTTTCTTTTGTTTTTAAATCTTCTTGTAAAACAACAATCTTTTCTTTATCTGCTGTCACTAATTTCCCATGCTCTGCCATAATAGTATCAATTGTTTCTTTGTCTAATTCTAAACCTTTTAAAAAATCTCTCATATAATTCCTCCTACGATAATATTTTTCTTGGTATCGCCCCAAGTTAGATTCTTCATATTTTGTTAGCCTATCGTTGCTTAACTCACGAATAAGAGTGTATATTATTACACAATATTATTGTAGCATTGTTGTATTTTTTTGTCAACATACTGCTACTCTATATTATCTTTTAAATTTTGACATAAATATTTTTTCATAAGCGTTTGTTGATTTGCTAATTAAATAATCTATTTCTTCATTTTTCATAGATTTAAGCAATTCTTCTTTTAATTTGCCATTTTCTTTTGTTTCTAAATATTTTTTTATTTTTTCAGTCATTTTATACCTCCTAACATTAAAATCCTTTTTGTTTTTATTATATACTTTTTTAATACTTTGGTATATATTTTTTTAAATAAAAATAATATTATGTTCTTTTGCCTGTACCACCTGTTTTAATTTCATCATGTTCTTTCCAATCATATATGCTTATTTGATTATATTTTTTTGCAATTTTTATTGCTTCTTTTTTTGATTCAAAATTAAAACTTATTTCTGGTGTGCTTTCAAATTTTCCTGCTGATACTTTATTATCACTGCTTAATTTTATAAATTCTTTAACTTTATCATCAAAATCAATTTCATTATAATTATCACCAATTTGCGAAAATGTTACTTGATAACCTTTATTATAACTAATACTATTCAAATTTTCCAAATCATAAGTACCATCTTCATACTTATTGCTATCAAGTTTTTCCATTTGCTCATCATAATAACTTTTTTTATAATATATTTGTGTACTTTCTTTTTTATTATTAAATTTACCACTTTCTTTCATAGCATCAGATAAATCTTGGCCATCTTTAATAAATATTCTTCTTCC